CGTTCCGGTTTTTGACGTGTCTGTACCAGTATAATCAGTTCTACCAAATATTTTATCTTTAGCTCCTTTTACAAAATAATTAGCAGTTGCTTGTGTTGCTAATTCAATATTTTTAGTTGCAGTAAATTGAGCTCTAGCTAAATCAGCTGGATTAGCTTCTTCAATTTCTTTTCTATATTTTTCTAAAGCGTCTATTTGATTTTGTGTTAATTTATCTATTGCAATTTCACTTTGATTTCCAATTTCACTTCCTAATTTACCGACTAACGTTGGGGGTATAACAATTGACATTTTACCATCCTTCATTTGAGCCATGTTTGTTATAAACTCCTTATCTTTTGATTCTATTTTAAATCCTCTAGCCAATAATTCAGTATTTGCTAATAACCTTTCTTGTGCCGCCACTGCGGTCTTATTTAAATCTCCAACTGATATTCCTAATTGGTTAGCCATTTCTTTTGCTCTTCTTAAATTAACACCCGTTACTTCAAATCTTTTTTGTTGGTCATTATATGTGGCTAAACCACTAGCAGCCCCAATTAATGAATCTTGTAAACCTTCTACATTATTAGTTGCCATATACATTAATTTAAGTGGGTCATTAAAATCTCCTATTGCACCACCCAATACTTGTAAATTTGCTGTTAATTCAATTGCTGCATCCGGACTCATAACTTTATCTGCAATTGTGAATACGTTTTGCATATTCATTCTAAATTCTGCCGACTTTTGAACCATTCTATTTAAACCTTGTACACCATTTGCAAATCCATACTCATTTAATTTACCTAAACTTTTTGTTAATTCATCTGTTGTTCTTTTAGAATTTAAACCTAATGATAATGAAGATCTTGCTGCAGTATTAATTTTTAATAAAGCGTCACCAGCACCAACTCCAACCTCTTCGTATTTACCCATGGCTTCGGCTAATTGTGATAATGTCATACCAAACGCTCTTGCCGTTTCAAATGATTTGGTCATCGTATCTTGAGAAATTAAATTAAATCTCATAGATGAATCAGATAACGTAGTCATCATATTTGTAATTGCTTGTAGATCAAAATCTAACCTTCTAGCTGCTGGTTCAGTTTCCAACATTGAATCTCGATATGCTCTAGATAATTCACCTGTGATACCCATTTTTTCATTAATGTCAGTATGAAATTGGGATTCTCTTGCTAATTGTTTTAATATCTCATCTTGTAATGTATTAAATTTGTCAACAGAATTTAAACTATATAAATTTGGATCTATTTTATTTTGAGATTCGTAAATTTGTGAAATTCCTTTTGATGATTTATTAACATCATCAACATTAGTAATCGACATCTTTGTTGTAGTTGTAGGTGGTGTTCCTCCCCCTCTACCCAAAGATGCTCCCCATCTACCCGTATATCCTCTTAAACTAGATATAAAAATGGGATCGGCCCCACCATCACCATTATATTTACCAATGGCCTCATTTGCATTACTACTATTATCAATATACCATTGTTTGGTTCTTATTGCCATAACTATAAATAGATTAAGTTTTAGTTTTTAACTCAATTATATAGTTAACATAATATTTTCTTAAATAAACGGGCATGGTTAATAAATCACCATATGAAAATCCTTCTCTAATTAAAAAGAATATTTCATCTAATTGTACTTTCTTATATTCCGTAGAAAGGACGAAAAAACTCTACCCCAAACCCAATATTAACTTGGATTGTATCTCCTGATGGGGTTGTTACTGTTTGGGTTAAATCTAACCCTGGTTTATTATCTTGTACAAATTTTCTAAAATTTTGAGAGTCCCTAATTGGCATTAATTCCACAAAACTTCTAATTTTTAACGCATCTCTTACTCCGTTAATTGATTTGATCATCATTTCAAGTTGTTTTGTTACAACAGGTGCAACCCCGTTACCGTTCCAATTTTCTTTAATTTTATCAATTTCGTCTTCTTGTTTTTGTGTTAAAAATTTAAAAGTGATATCCGTATTACTTTTTTCTAAATGAAAACTATACTCACCTTCAGAATTTTCCATTAAATTAAAATCTTTAATTTTTAATGAACTTAAATCAATATCAACTGAAAACTCTAAATTTGTTTTAGAGTCAAATGTTGTTAATTTATATTCTGAACCAAATGATGTGTTTCTTAAAAATATTAAAATAGCTTGTTTATCTTCTTCAACAATCTCATCTATTGGTAAATCTTTATCTAAAATTTTTCTTTTTAGTAATTCACTAATAACTGAATTTGTATTAATAAAACTTGGAGATGATAATATATTTTCATCTGATGCAGTTAAGTAAGCAACTCTTACTGTTTTCTTTTTATTTGGATAATGAATACCTCTACTTGGTAATTCTATTACATCATATCCAATCGAAGGGTCTATTTTTAATTCGTCCATAATAATATAATTTACTTAATAACTAGTTCAAAGTAAAGTTTATAAAAAAGAAAAACCGATAATCTTTTGAACTATCGGTTTTCGTATATGAAAATTTGTAATATTAGTATATTAAAATACATCTATCCATTCTTAAAGAACAATCGATATTAGCTAATTCATCTCTACTGTAGTCTAATTCACCAAAGTTTAAGTCAGTTAAGAAACAGTTTTCTAATAACCATTTTTCAACTACTACTCCTGTTGGATCTAACATCTCCAATTCTACGTCTTTTTTATAACCAGCAGCATAACCCATACGACCTGTAACTGATTCAGCATGTAAACGGAACCATTCCATTAAAGCTTGTGAAGCTGAAGGTCCAATCGGATCTCTAAATTTTACTTTTATTTCATTCCATTCAAATCTACCAGCAACATAAGTTGAAGTATTCAAGAAAGGAATAGCAACAGATGCTATTTTTGCACTTGGTCTAGAAGCAGAAGATACATACCATTCGTTTATACCCAAAGATGAGTTAAATCTTACAATAAATCGGTTGACCCTTTTTGGTTCGTAAGGTGTCGGCATTTTCATTAATAAATCGGCCATATTTGTGTTTGTTAAATTTTGTTAGTTATTTACTTTCTTATAAATATATCCAAATATAAAATAAATTTATTTTAGATTAATTATATAAAAAAGGTTGTTTATATCAATTATTTTTCGTAGTTTTTTACAGGCCCCAGTATCTAGTTCCAGTTTAATACTCTACTTTAATAAATAATATATCATTAATAAATACTAGTATATCTAGTTCTAGTATTCTGGGTAAAATATAATTATTTTTTTGTTATACATATGTTCCACGTGGAGCATTAAAAAAGGGTACCATTTCTGATACCCTTCTTATTTTATATCTCCTTTTAGATTAGATATTTTCAAATGAAGCTCCTGTTGGAGTAATAATGAACTCTACGTCAATAAATTCAAGAGAACGAGTTGGTTTGATGTAGATCTTACCTCTCATTGTGTTTGCGTCGATATCCTCAGGATCGTTAGATACTGTTACACGGAAATCGTATAAACCTCTTTCTTTCTTAATTGCGTCCAAGATAGGGTTAACCAATCTCAAGAATTCGTTTCTTACTTGGTCATCGTTTTGTTCAAACAATAATCTTACAGAAACCGCAGAAATTAACTTTCTTGCTCTTAATAACAATCTTCTTACGTTGATTCTATCTAAAGCAGATTCTCTAACTTGTAACGTTTTGTTACCCCAAATAATAGTACCTGTATCAGAGAATGTTGCGATTGGGTTAATTCTATTTTTATATAAATTGTCTCTATCGTCTAAAGTCAATTTCTTTGTTGCTTTGATCGCATTTACTAAACCTCTACTGTAACCCGCAACTGCGAACCAAGGATAAGATACGTTGTCAGTTAAGGCAATGTTCTTAACAACCTCACCTGTTGGTGGGATATATAATTGAGTCGCATTATCTGTGTCTCTTACTTGAATCCAAGGCCAATATGTGGCCGAATAGTTAGAATCTATACCAGCGTTTTCCAAAGAAGCCACAATTTCATCAGTTGCGGTTGCTCCGGTAATATTAGGTGAATTCATTACATATAATGAATCTGCTCTATCTGTTTCAATCATATCGATTGCTTGATTAACTAATGAACTATGATCTTGGAAGTTAATACCTGGTGTTGCAAATACGTTAATATCAACAGCTTCAGGATTTGAGTATGTTTGAATACCTTGTAAGTAAGCGTAATAGTCAGAATTACCTACATTTGAACTGAATACGCCACCATTTACTGTATGACCTGATTTATATATTGTTTTACCAAAAATATAAGCATCTGTATTTGTTCTTGTAGATCTATAGATATCCCAACCATCTCTACCTCCATAAACTGCGAAAGTAAACTTACGATAGTTTATATTAGTTAATTTGTTATTAGTTGGATCACTTTGTCCCTCAAGATCATAACCTGTTGTTTGGTAAGTTGTACCTGTAATTTCCGATGCATTTGTGGATAAATGAAAACCATCAGTATATGTAGTTCCCATTGAACCTTTAAACTTTAACAAATCTTGGTCGTAACCTACACTTGAAGAAAATCCTAACATTACTTTTCTAACTTTATCTCCCCCCTCTATGATTGGTGATCCAGATACATCATATCTATCAAATTCACCTGCATCGTAATAATTTGTTTTATATATAATACTACCAAAATTATCGTTATTTAAACCAAAATTTTTATTATTTGATAACCCTTTGAATCCAGCAGGTACCGCATCCGTAG